CTCGGCCACTCATTTCTATTATACTCCTATTGGTGTTGAAAATCCAAATCGTTTTGCCGATTTATTTACTCCTCATCGTCTTCTTCACCTGAAAGTCTCTCCATCTTCATATCATTTAGAAAGTCTATAAACTCCAATAATACTACATATGGGGATTGTGACTTGCCAAGTTCATCAATAAATTCTTGATAGGTAATATCCAAGCCACTTGTGCCTGTTACAACGCAACAATAAAGCAGTTTGCAAAGGTCTTCCAAGTTGTTGGGGAAACAAAAATCTTCCAAGTTGTTGGGATTGAATTGGCCGCCGATTTTTTCATACATGAGCAATGCGCGCATGTTATACTCAACCACAACGTCAATACCTTTAATTTTCATAATTTCATTAGTGTACTCAAATTCAGTGAACATCGTTTTTTATTTATTTGGTTTATATTAAAAGCAAGAGGACTTTCCCCGTGCCACTCATTTATATTATACCCCGATTGGTGTTGGATTCCAAATCAATTAGTAATTATTTAGTTTTCATCGGTTTCAACACGTCCAATAAAAAAACTCCTCCTCAATTGCAGTATCCAACCAATCAGCAAATTCCGTCAACTTAAATGGTTGGAGGTCGAGAGCTTCAAGAAATACTTCATAAGGAAGTTCTAATTTAGGTCTGTTCCCTACAATAAAACAATAGAACAACTTACAAAGCCCTTCCAATGATTTGGGGGTGCAAAAGCCCTTCAAGGTTTTGAGACTGAACGGTTGATTTGTTATCTGCTCATAAGCGAGCAAAGCGTGCACGTTGAAACCAATAACGTAAACGAATTCTCTGATTTTCAGAGTCATGTAATTTTTCTTCATACTTATTTTTTTAATGTATTATTTGTTTTGTATTTGTAGCACGAGGCCTTTCCTCGTGCCACTCATTTCAATTATACTCTATTGGTGTTGAAAATCCAAATCAATTAGTATTTATTTGCTTTTCATTGGCTTGTTCTTCACGCGTCCAATAAACTCCTCCTCAATTGCATTATTCAACCAACTCGCAAATTCTGATAGCTTAAACGGTTGCAAGTCGAGGGCTTCAAGAAATACCTCATAAGGAAGTTTTTCTTCAGGTCTTGTCCCTACAATAAAACAATAGTACAATTTGCAAAGCTCATCCAATGATTTGGGGGTGCAATAGTCCTTTAAGTATTTGAGACTGAACGATTGGTTTGCGTTTGTGAGCTTTTCATACATAAGCAGCGCGCGGACGTTGAAGCCAATGTTGTAATCTGTTCCTCTAATAATGAGGCCAAAGTAATTTTTGTTCATATAAATTATTTTTTGAGTTAATAAAAAAGTGACCCAAGGGACTTTCCCTCGGTCACTCATATAATACTCCATTGGTGTTCAATTTCCAAACCAATTTGCCAAATTATTTTTTTCTCAGGCCGCCACCGTGCGCTTTTTTAATGCCCCAACGCCTTGTAATTCAAGGTCATAAGTAGCCACTTCACCATCTGTGGCCGAGGCAGAAATTGAGGTGATAAGTACCTTTCCCATCCAACCACCCGCGGCGGGTGTCCAAGAATTGTAATCACCATCATAGACCGATTTTGTGGGGTCGTTTTCTTTTTTGACCGTGAAAACAACATCGATTGGTTGTCTCTTCAACATCAACTCAACCATCTTATCATAATCCTCAGTATAATAAGCGCTTGTGCTGATATTCCATTCAAAACCTGTTACTTCTGTACTTTTCCAAAGGCCGTGATCTTTGCTTGAAATATCACTCGTGGTGGCCTTCAAATCTAATTTGTGATCTTTTGCTACGCCAACGAGCGATTTATTTTGCCCATTGAAGCACATAAGGTCTGAACCATTTACTATTGCCATAATTGTTATATAATAAATTTATTATTTTAATCTTCTGTTTTTGTTGTTGGTTGTTCTTTCTTTTCCGTGAAATATACTTGACCGCTGAAATGAAGAGTTTGTATATAAACGTCTTGGTCAAAATCTTCATTTGCGTCTGTGAGCTCACAATGCTTTAAGAATGTGTGCGCTTCCTCTAATTTATCAGTGTCCCGCAAAACGTCTCCTTGGCAAAAATGATGTCTGATATAAGAGGCATAAACACAAGTTTCCGAGTAACTACCCGCACAGATATTCAATTCAAACTCAACCTTATCACATACAAGGCCATCTTTGCTATAACTTGGGGTGGTGCTCAATCGCTTGAAAGTGATCCAACGCTGATTCCTTGAATTATCGTTACTTGGGAATGCAACGCACGGATATATATTAAACTGTGGCTCATCTTCCTCAGCTCCCTTCTTGGTTTGTACATTGTCCTCATTTGTCCATATTGCCATTATCAGATTATGACTTATGAGACCCGCTAAATAGAAAGTGTTTATCATCGTTGTTCTACTGTTTTAATTTGGCCAAGGCCTTATTCATTTCATTGTTATACTCTTGTCCAAATTTGGATTGATAACTTGCAAGGGCGTCGGTGTAGAAATGCGCTCCAATCATTGAACCCGTCCTTCCGCCGTTCTCTCTGAAACGTTGTTGCGTGCCCGCATTGAGCCAACCTAACCGATACCATCCCGATTTTGGATTTCTGCGATTCTTTGTAATCCTAACGTAGCGGGCAAATCCTTTGTCGTCCTTGCGGAATGTTTTCCCCGCTCTCACGCCTTGTAATATCTTATCATTGTAGAGCTTGCCGTTTTTGTTTTTGCGAGCGTCGGTTATATGAATGCCTGATGAACGGAGATTCTTTCTCACCTCATTCCTGAGATTCAACCCACATTTATTTATTGCTTTGCGGCTTGCTTTCAAACTTTCCTTCTGTATATCAGAAATGAACTTCTTTGCCGTGTTCCTTATTACTGTGATTGCTAACTTCATACTTAGAAATATTCTATACCGTTTTGCGTCCTATCAACATACAACCAAAATTCTTTCAACTCAGGTTTGTGCTGAATCTCAACCACTCGATAGGTGTTGCTATATTCTTCCGTTTTTTGATTTAAAACCTTTGAGCTCAACAGTTGAACGATTTTGCCCTCTGAAATATAGCTGTAATCATGATAATCTCGCACCGCAAATAATCTACTTGTGATTGGGCGCATAGCTTGTCCATATTCACCATATTTGGAGGGGTTGTCTTTTACTTCACGACAAAATATCACCTTCATATCTTCCAACGTTTTCTTTGGCCTAATAGTCCGTTGGCTATATCCCGCGCCTTTCCAATCAAAAGGTGCACCCTTAACGTTAGGTGAGTGCGCCGTCTCATCTTGTTCATCCTGAAAATCAGCCGTGCCCACTCGCAGTGCCATACTATATTTACCCGCAAACATATCTATCAACCGTTATAATTCTTATATAATGAGAGAATGTATTCATAAGAGTGATTCCCTTTTTGTAGATTGGATAAACTCTCACGATTCATATACCATGTACCAACAAGTAATTTAATGGCATGAGCAAGGGGTTTTTGCCCCTCACTCGTTATGCCATCAATATTATCACAGATATGCCGTTCAACAACAACTTTTGCCGCGTCAATAAGACTTTGAAGATAGGAATCTTCCCCATGCCAATCCTTTTCAAGGTTCAAATGTTGCTTGATTTCATCCAATGTAATTTCCATATCTGTTTAATCGTTATGAATCTTATTTCAATGCACCAACCTTAATTGTTTCAGGTCTAAGCACTTTCACGTCGCAGTAGAAATTTACTACCAAACGCACAAGGCCACTTGCTGCTTTTGTCATTGGATCAACAGTAATATCCAAATTGCCCCAATTGGCAATTACAACGTTAGAAAAATCACCATAGGCAAAGCGTTTTTCTGCAATGTTGCTTGTGCTGAGGGCTTCCGTTCCATCAACTGCGCCGTTTTCATATACAAGATTTGTCGTCTTATCACCCTTCACCATGTTGCGCAATGCACCCTTAGCTTTTGGAGAAAGAAGATAGACAACTTTGCCATCAACATTTGCATTCTCAACATCAGCTTCAAGGTCTGTAAGGTCTTTGAATTTTGCTACTTCTGTGAGGGGTGTTCCGTTATTGTAGAAAAGGCCTTGGGGCATGGTGTTTGTGCCTTGTTCAGCACCGAGGAACGTTTTTTCTAACTTGCTGTTGATAGCTGAAAGAATCTCTTCACGGATTACACGCTCAGCGCTTGCGGAATCTTGTAACAAGAATTGCTTGGAAACGTCCACGACACAAGACAAACGCTTTGGAGATAATTTCACGTGGGTGAATGTCATATCAGTTGCGGCCGTCTCGCTTGTTTCTCCCTCCCAACTACAATTTGCAGAAGAAGATAACGGGAATTGAACATCACCCGTAAGATTCTCGAGTACTCTTGCGCCCGCCTGAACGAGGACATTTTTAGCTTTAAGGCTACCCATCACGTCCATGAGGTTGGTTGCAACGATATCTTCACCTTCACTTTGAACAGTGATTGCACGTTCTTCAACGGCTGTGGGCAATTGGATTTGGCCAACCAACGAGAGGGAACGATTTCTCATTTCTGCCTGACCTTCTAAAACCACCGCTTGTGCGATTGGGTCTAAACTTCTATTTTCTGATACTGCGCGGATTGCGCCAAGTAATGAAAAGTTTCTCTTTTCCATTTGTTTCTCTGTATTGTTATTATAATTATAATTTTCTTCTTTGGTTCTGAGTTCTGTTTCTAATTCATTGATTTCCTCATTGATATTAGAAATGTCCTTGCGGAAATTATCCATCTTCATTTTATCATCATGAGAGAATGAACGGATTTCCAATTTCCGCTTCTCGCAGATTTCACGGACTTCTGAAACGATTTGTTCCTTCAATTTCCGTTTCTCTTCTATGTCTTGTTTAATATGATATGTGCTTCTCATATAATATAAATAGTCTCTTATCGTGATAATTACAACGTTTGGATTACAAATTCTCAAATTCTTTTATCGTCGCGTCCATGATATTGTTTATCTCAGTGCTCTTCAATTCCACCTCTTCCAATTTGCGCTTGTTCTGAACGCTTGTTGCTTCATAGGCGGGGGTAAACACGGGGCTAACGTCAAATAATAAATCAACCTTTGAGATTTCACGACACAAAACGGGGTCTGCGTCTTTATCAAATGGCCACTGATAAGAAAATTCATCACCACCCTCAGCTATTGTAAATGCAAAGCTACTGCCCGTAATATCACCACGTCTAAGGTATTCCAAGAGTTCATCCCCGTATTGTGTTTTTGGAGCTTCAAACGTGTATTTTAGGCCTTTCTCGTCCACTTCTAATATAAGGCTGCCTTCTCCATATTTGGAACGTGCTAATACCTTTTGGTCGTCGTGATTGAGCTTGCAAATAACGTCTGAACGTTTAATTGTTTCCTCTGAGATCGCACCACTCAATATCTTCTCATAAAAGCCTAAATCGTTGCTCCATGTGTCAAATATGACCGCATAACCTGATACAAGGCGGTCACTTACTTCAATTTGAAGTTCACCACCTCTTTTCTCAATTTCCTTCTGTTCCTTCATTTTCTTCTTCTTGTGTGTCTGAATTATTTATCGTGTTCTGTTCTATATCCGTGTAAGCAATAATATGTTTATCACCGTCTTTTATTGCTTCATAGCCCAATTCATTTCTAACTTCATTGATTGAAAGGCAACCGTTCTGCAAGAGCGTTGAATAATAGTTTGCCTGAGCACTTTTGCTCATTCTAAGCATTGAGTTCTCATCCAAATCAATTCTGAAATTCTTCTCGCTTGGTGCAAATAATTTGCGTGTAAATTCTTCTTCTAAAAGCGTGATGATCGGTTGCAAAGTAAATGTCAAAAACTGATTGGTCAATTCTTCAATATTCTTTGGCTCTCCCATTCCTAAGAGTTGAGGAGGCACACCCATAAACTGACAAATTTGTTCTTGGTGGAACTTTCTGCTTTCAAGTAATTGTTGATCGTTTGCTGTTGCTGAAAGGCTCTGATAACGCATATTGCCTTGTAATACACAAACGCCGTTGCTTGAAAGATTGCTCGCCCACTTATCTTTTATATCCTCCCTTTGCTTTGGAGAAAGTTGAGATTCCACCGTTAGAATGCCCCTTGGACTTTGCCCATTATTCTCAAACAGATTCAGTGCTGTTGCTTCTGCATAGCCCGCTCCCTTCAAGGTTCTATTCATAAGGGAAAGAGTTGAAGTGCCAACAATCCCATCTTTGCTATTCTGCACAAGGTGAATTATATCATAAGGCTCAATCTTTTGTTGCTTGGATATGCTTGGAATCTGATAGTATAATTCCCCCTTTTGCTTGTTATAAACAACCTGAACTTCTGAGGGCTGCAAGTATGTTATTTGCTTCACATTGCCGCCGTTATCACGATGAATGTAAGCAAACGCATTGCCGCTTGTAATAACGTCCTTCACAAGGTTATGAATGAATTGATAACGAGTTAATAGCATATTCTGAAACACAACGTTCAATCGGTGATTGTTCCTTTGTTTCTTGTTTCCTTGCTTATCAATGAACAGAACACTAATTGGGAGATTTGCAACGCTGCTGCTGATAAGTTCAACACAACGATGAAATGCGCTCAGCGTGTAAGGGCTTTCATTGAAGTTTAAGAACGGGAAATTCAAGGCATTTGCAACCTGTTGTTCATAACTGATAGACGGCTGCTCAAAATTCCGTTTTTCCCTTCTTGATATCTTGAATCCAAATATATTCATTGGCATTATTGATTTTTTCTATATTATATTGAGGTGTCAAATTGAGGTTCTAAGAGGTAGCCATTCAGACAGCTGAGCATACTTATCACAATATCGATTTTCCCTTTTCCGCTCTTTGCATCCCCCTTCTTCACGGGCTTGCAATTCTCATTGTGGTCAAATTTGAGCTCGACATTATCAAAACACCAACGAGTGATTGGATTGTTGTCAATTCTGCAATTTCCCATCTTAACCAAACGTTCAAATTCCTTTGTACACCTATTAAACGACCCCAAAGATTGACTTATTGGAGTTAGTGGGAGGCCTTGTGCTGTGCAATCAATTGCCCACTGTGTGGCATTCCAACTATCATAAAACACCCCTCCGATTGTGAAACGTTCTGCGATTTGAAGGAGAACTTTTGTAACCTCTGAATAATCAGTTACATTGCCGTTGGTCGCTATAAGATGATGATTTCTTGCCATCTTCTTATAAAATTCCGCATTCACGTTCTGTTGAAGGGCTGATTCAGGAAGGAACGGCCAAGACTTGAAATAATAGATGTCATCTTGAACTATCATCAGGCTCAAACTTGTGAGGTCTGATGTGGCCGCCAAATCTACACCTGCCCATATAATGGTATTATCAGGGTCAAATTGGTCAAGGCTTATATCGCATGAGACATTTAATATCTCATCATGAGTCAACCAAACGTTCATTGAATCGACCCATTGATTGAAATTCTTTGTAAGAACGCCCGTCAATAATGAAGTGTTGTTCTGTGCATTTACTACCTGTTCTCTTAAATACTCCTTGCTCACTGTAACGCCCAAACTTGGGTTGCTCTTAATCCAACATTCTTCATCATTGAAAATATCATCTTCTTCATCTTGGGTATAGATTGCGATGAATTGGGAATCATCACTTTTCAGGCCTGAAAGTATTTCTAAACATGTCGCTCTATATTCATAGCAGAATAGGAATTTGTTGAACCCTGCAGTTGTGATAATTGCGGCCAAACAGTTATCGTTATATCGTGCCCCTTGGCCACTTATCATAACGTCCCAAGCCTTGGAATCGGGCTGTTCATGAGCTTCATCCAAGACATAAAAACTTGCTGAGTAGCCGTCGTTTCCCGATGAATTATTTGAGAGCACTTGAATCTTGGATTTGGTTGCATTGAATCTGATTGAATCACGATACCTTTCAAAGAACTTGCCCTTTGGATCGATTGAAGAAAGGAAATTGGAACTCATATCAAAGCAGATTTTGGCTTGCTTTGCATTGTTGGCCACCATATAAACCTCAGCGGCGGGCGTTTCAAGTAAACAATACAATGAAATAGCAGAAAGGAAAGCCGTCTTCCCCTGCTTTCTTGATAATTCCACATATAGCTTTCTTGTAACACGGGTTTCAGGGTCGTCCTTGTAATACCAACCAAAGATTGAATATATCATCCACTTTTGGTAAGGCAATAATATAAACGGTTTGCGATTGAAACGACCTGAATAGTGCTTTAATTTGGAGATGAAATTTATTACCGCGTCCGCCTTTTCAGGTCTGAATATGAAATCAGGTCTATCAAACCACGACAAATAACGCTCGCACGCCTGAATAACATATTTGCAAGCGATTTGTCTTCCTTGCACCACATCAAGGCTATATTGCTTATATTTGAGAAGATAATCAGCTGTTGCCCGATTCTCACTCTTCTCCTTCATAATTGGAACTTGAGGTTAATGCGCTGATGAAATCTTCTGCGCTTATATCTTCATTGCTTTGTTCCTTGGGCTTGCAACGCTCTCTATAATAAGGATTAGCCCCGATGAGATTAAGAATGCGCATATTGGAAGCAACAAGTTCTTTCAATGTAGTTAATAGCGGGTGTCTCCTTGCCCCGTTCTCATAACTGCAAATCCCCTTGTCTCGGATTTCCTTCTCACATTGCTTTTGGAGGTTATATTGCATTTTGAACGTGTCTATGAGATAATACCATTCATCGGGGATTTCCACTTCATTGCTCTCATCATTCACGACTCCATATCTTTCTATTAGCCCCGCAATTAAAGCGTCTGAATAGCTGTTTGCGCTGTTTGGTTTTCTCTTCATTGTCGTTTTTCATTTGTCCTTTATAATAAATAGTGCGATACTTGGATTTTGTCAAGGTTGCGCGGATATTTAATTGCGTTTTTTCCTCCATATAAGCGCTATAATACCACCGCCTGAACGTTTCCACGCTTGGAATGATATAATGCAGTAGAACGGATATAAACGTTGATAATCGGTTATCGCTTGATATAATGATATATGCAATCTGCGATTGTTGTATTGGTTATATCCTTTATATGGTTTTTATAGGGACTTACTTTCTAAGATACATTCATGAACTCATTTCATTCATTCATTTCATGATGAACTCGTTTTCACTCGTTCATGTGTGCTTGTATCTTGATAATCGGTTATCCTTGGATATGTATTGCTATGATTGATATAATCCCGTATTGGTGTTATCCCTATGTTATGGGGATTATTCCACTTTGTCATAATCCATAGGTATCTTTTTTTTGTAGGGTGGATTTATGGTTATGTTGTTGGGTGTGACCGACATTGTGATTTTATTATATAGAACTACACATCCAAGAATATATCTCAGAATCACAAAAACGGTCAAGGCGTTAGCAACAATAAAACCTATATACAAAGAAAAACCACCACACGTTATAAACGCATAGTGGTACAAACACATATAAAAACTAAGTTGTCAGTTTTGGTAATTCCTTCAATCGACTTTGTAAAGTAGAAAGCGCGATTTTAATTCCTTTCTCTTGCAACTTCTTCAAGAGTGCACGTTGTGCAATATCAGGATTATCCTTTAGAACTTCTCTAATCGCTTTCTGCTGCATTCCTACTTTGATACTGTTTCTTGTTTCATTGAAACGCATTGTTCTTGAATAGAAATCTTTTATCCATTCAAAGGTTATTCCCAAACGCTTGGTCTTCTCGTTCTTTTCTACAATCGCAAGTGCTTCTTTTGGAGTTTCCATGCCTGAAACAACATCAAGCACGCATTCCCGTTTTGCTTGGGATAATAGCGTGCTATAACCAACATCACGATTCACTTTGCTCTTCTTGATGATGATTCCACTTTTTGGGCGGCTTGTCTCTCTGAGATAATCCAAGCGCTTTTTATACCGTTCTTCAATGTCTTCTTCTGTATATGAATCAACTTCTTCCATCACCTCAATAAGATCACGAGGAGTAAGCGAGTGGTTAGAATCGAGGTTGTGCAACTCTATCTTCTGCAACGTGCGATATAAGATTCTATTCAGGTCGCAACGAGGATTCAGGAGCTTATATAATGACATGGTTTGTAATAACCAATGCTTCAATGTCTCACTGCCATTATCGGCAAAGTGCCCCCGATGAATGAAATAGGGCATTTGGAAGTACTTCTTCTCATCAACATACTGATAAGGAATTTTGGAATCAGGGCTAAAATTCCACCCTTCATGCTCCAATCTGTAATTCACCCATCCTTTTTCATATCCATCAACGCCCCATTTTTCCGCAAATTGATTCCAAGGGATATTCTCATAATCGTTGCACATGTCATAATTGATATATGCATTGCAACCTTCATTCTTTGCCGTGTTATTTGCCTTGTGAGCGTGTTTCTCTTCTTCACGGCTGCATTCTTCTTCTTCACGTTCCAACGCCCATTGCTGAAAGGCTTCCATCTGAAAGAAATCTTCTGCGCCGTTGAAAATCTTCTCGTTGTTGTTGAAGATAGATTTGGGGTTGCTTGTTCCAAGGCACATTTGAGAGCACTTCATGCTACAAGCGTCAATGCTATCATCAAAGGATGAAACCTTCTTGTATTGCTCATATAAGAACTCTGATATTAGTTTGTGCTGCTCCTTATTCAAAGCGTCCTCAAACAACCAAAACATGTGATATTTGCGTTTTTGAGGTGTATCGCTATAACTCGAGAATGCACAAGAGGCTTGGAAGTTATTATCAACCTTTGAAATTAGCTCTTGCGGTTCTTGCCTCTCATTATCAAAATCGAGAAATATCGTGTGAGATTCAATGAAGTTTTCATCACGCTTTTCCGCGATTCTCATTATCACATCATGGTTCTTCTTGAAAATTGGAGCAACAGCACGACCGCTGCAACATTCAAATAGAAAGGCTGCAACGCTTGTAATCTCCTTTTCTGTAAATAAAATCTTTTGGAATTCATTGCCCTTGGGCTTGACCTGAAAGGCCACTGTACTTAAGTTTATCTTCATATCATTATTATTATTATCAATTATAATTAGTGTGTTTTATCTTAAAATACTACTTTTCACTCAAAAATACAAATAAAAAATGCCCAATCACCAACACTTTGGCAATTGGACAAGTGAAAAATAATAACTGATATGAATGAAATAACGCCTCACGACGTGATTTTTCTTTTGTGTTTTGCACGCATTTCAGCGTGGATATCTTCATGACATTGACAACATAAACTCATTAGATTATCATAATCAAAGGCCAATTGCAGCAGATAATTCAAATCACCATTGCACGTTTTAAGTGGAATGATATGGTGTATCTCCTCAGTTTCTTTTGTTCTGCCTTCTGCCAAACAACGCTCGCAAAGGGGATGTTTCATGAAGTATGCCTTTCTAACGCGTTGCCACCTTGTGGTTGAGTAAACGTGCTTTTGGATAAGCTCATGAACTCCGTGCTTCTTGCGAGAATAATTCTTCTTTGGCTTGTTTATTGTTGGCATGTTGTTCTTATATTATAATTATACTTCTTATTGTCGGAATTCCCAAATAAAAAGGAGTATTTTTCTTTATACTTGGAATTGAGATATATGATTTTGGCAAATCGGAGTGGAATGTTTAG